CCTCGGCGTGGATGAACACCATCTCCTTCGTGCGCTTGTATGCGTACTCGGCGCGCTCTACGTCCGCCTTCGCCGCCGCGCAAGTCTCGTCGGTGTCGACGAGAAAGCGCAGGGCTTTTTCTGCTCGTTCTTCGCTAATCATCAGAACGATCGCCTGTGTTCGTTGAAATGATGCTCAACACATAGCCATCTAACCGTTAACGGCTGAGAGTAATCGTGATGATGCGCATGAGTTTTCTTTTCTCCGCAAACCTCGCAAGGCTGCCTTAGTATTTTTTTATCTCGAATAGCATTTCCTATTGCGGTTCTAGCAACATACTTTTCTTTTTGTTGCGCCCGGTATGTTTTTTGATAAGCCAGTTTTGCCAATCTGCGACTTATTGTTTTTGCTCGATGCACATCGTATGCACGATAATAAGTTATGTTTTTTCCTCTGTTTCGCCTCACATCTTGTTTAGTGCAGTCTTTGCATTTATTCAAATGCCCATCATCCATTGCCCGATGTTTATAAAATTCGGATAACGGTTTTTCGTTATTACATTTAAAACACTTTTTCATAACTTAAAAAGGAACCGAGTCGTCGTCAACAAACTGCTCTGCTGCCGGTTCCGGTTTCTTCGTCGGCGTCGGTGCCGCACGCAACCCATCCTTCGGGCGCACAGAGAGCGAAAAGTACTTCTGGCCGGCGAGCTTGCCGCCATCTTTGCCGGTCTTGATCCACGCCGAAAGCCAGTATTCCGTGCCGCCGACGTTGATTGAGCCGGTGTAGTCGGGGTGCATCTCGGCTTCTTTGCGGTCGTTCTTCGCCAGCAGGCCAGTGTTGGTGTTGTCGTATTTATTCACAGTGCTAACTCCTTCAGTTTGTTGACTTTGGTTTTAAGTTCTACAAGGAACTCGTAGATTTCATGCTCAAGCATCTTTACCGCATCGTCGTCGCGCGGGATGCGGACAACGAGCAACTGCAGATGCTCTGGCATACGCGGGTCGTATGACACCCAATCGCACCACTCCGCGCCGGTGCAAGCCATCTGCCACTGCATCTGCAAAAAGTATTTCTGCGGCGGCTCGGGGTTCAGCAACCATTCAATGTGGGTCGCCGTGTTCGGGCATTTGATCTCGACGCATCCTTCTAACGCGATTAGCCCGTCCGGCGAAGCCCCAGACATTTTGATGCTCGGGTGCGAAATGAAGCCGACTTCCGCGACAAGGTTTCCGGTTTTTGCGGAATACGCATCACGGGCGGCGGCTTCCTGGTCAATGCCCCACTGCATCGCGGCGTTAGTAAACCCTTCCTCGCGTTTTCCCGTGAGGCGCTCGCAAACCAGTTCGGCCATATAGTTAGCGCGAGATGCGGCGTAACCCGACTTGGTGCGCGCCACAACGTCGGCCACTCGAGAGGCCGTAACCTTACCGATCCGTGCGGCAAACCATTCTGGTGTTCTCTGTTCCATTACGCCCCCAACTTCGTTTTGCGGGCGGTAAACAGGGCTTGATGCGCTTTACGTTCCTCGGGCGACAACTGCTTAAAGAGTGAGGTCAACTCCGCCATGTTTGCCGCAAGGTCAATCGCGGTTTCAACTGCCGGGTCGGTTACAGGCGCCGCAGCAACTTCATGCGTCGTCGAATCGGCGTCATTGTCCGCTTCCGTCGGGATACAGAAAGTCTGAAAAGCAGCATACTTATACGCAGCAGACATCGCTTTATTAGACGACTTGTCACCACTGTCCATTGCCTCCCCAACTGTGATTACCGTGTGCTTTGACCCATCCTCTGCGGCCACAAAGTCGAACTCAACGATCAGCGTCGTGTAGAACAACGCGCCGCCCGACTTGGTTTGACGCTCCAGCACCTGCCGGTCTTTTACTCGAGGCAGGATGCACAGGCCGTGCTTGGACAACAGCGGCGAAAGCGCGCCGTATACCTGGTCAATGCCACGAAACTGGTACCCTTGCTGCGCGTTCTTGGAGTCCTTGCTAATACCAACGCGCGACAGATCGGCGGTAACCGCCGCAATCTTTTCGTAAACCTTCATTTGCCCTCCGAGAGCTTTGCGATTGCAATGTCGATGTTTTTGAGAACGTCACCGAAAAGTGAATGGAGCTGAACCGCTCCTTCGGCTTCAATGCGATTTAACTCGTTGACCGCTTCGATGACGTTGAACATCGCCATCTCTGCTTTGTCCTGCTCCATTCGAAGCGCATCGCGCTCCATCTCAACGAGCATTTGTTCGTGAATGTCATCCATCTGAATCTCCTGTGAGGCCAATCCTCAAGGCCAGTATGTCTAGGTTGACATCGCCTGTCAACACCCGTAGCCTGTTTGCATGACGCCAAAAGATTTAATCAAAAAGTACGGCTCGCAGAACGCCGCCGCAAAAGCGCTGGGAATCACGCGCCAATCCATTAACAAGTGGTTTCGGGACAACAAAATTCCAAAGTTGCGGCAATATCAAATATTGCTCATGTGGCAGAAAGTTTGATGCGGTACATAAGCGTTTGTAGCGGGATTGAAGCCGCGACCGTTGCGTGGCATCACATGGGGTGGACACCGACTTGGTTTTCCGAGATCGAGCCGTTTCCATCGGCGGTGCTTGCGCACCATTACCCCGCGGTAAAGAACCTTGGCGATATGACTAAATACGAGGAATGGCCGGATGAATCAGTTGAGCTTCTTGTCGGAGGAACCCCCTGTCAAGCCTTCTCAGTCGCCGGATTGCGACAAGGGCTTGCCGATCCGCGCGGCGGACTCATGCTTACCTATCTTGAAATCGCTCGGCGTTACCGGCCTCGATGGGTTGTCTGGGAAAACGTCCCCGGCGTTTTGTCCTCGGGGGGAGGACGGGATTTTGGCGCCTTCCTCGGGGCGTTGGGCGAGTTGGGGTATGGGTTCGCCTACCGAGTGCTGGACGCTCAATGGTTCGGAGTGGCCCAACGACGCCGCCGTGTGTTCGTTGTCGGATACCTTGGAAGTTGGGAACGTGCCGCAGCGGTTCTTTTTGAGCGCGAAAGCGTGCGAAGGGATACTCCGCCGAGCAGAGAGACGAGGGAAGGCGTTGCCCCCGTTGCTGAGTCAGGCTTTGACGAACGTGGCCTTCAAAGAACCGTAGGAACTTTGTGCGCCGATACTCACCCTGGCGCATATAGCGGGCAGGACGCTTACACGGGACGGCTTGTGCCACACCCGGTCGCTATGCAACCGGTGGGCGTGCCAGAGGTGATGTCGACGTTGTTATCGTCGACTGCTGGCATATCAAGGCCCGGTAATGCCGTGACTGAGCATGAAACGTATATTCCAATGGCCCCGGCAGCAATCGGCTTTAATTGGCAGAACGCGGGTGGCTACGGTAACGCTAATGAAGGGCTTGGAATTACCGCCGAAGGAATCGGCCCGTTACAACGGTGCCAAACCCCTGCCGTTGCAACTGCACTGCAAGTGCGGCGGTTGACGCCAACCGAGTGCGAGCGGTTACAGGGATTCCCGGATTGTTACACCAATATTCCGTGGCGCAAAAAACCAGAGGCGCCGGATGGCCCTCGATACAAAGCTTTAGGTAATAGCATGGCCGTCCCGGTCATGCGATGGATCGGAGAACGCATTAGGAAGGTCGACAATGAACAATGAAAAATCAATCGTCAGCAGTGACATCAGTTACATGATTGCCGGCAATACCCAAATGTGGAGCGAGATTGCCGCGACGCCGCTCGGCAAGTTGCGCCTGGCGGACGCATACCTTGGGCGCATCACGGTCGGTGCGTGGGAGACGCGCCGGATGATGATGGATGAGCTTAAAGGCATGATCGGCGGGCTGGTGCGCGAGTGTGATCCGGCGGCCATACTCGGTGACCCGCACGTTCGCGGGATGATCCGGCACCTATACGGCGAGGCCGGAGTTACTCGATTGAAACGAAGGGTCGAAGAAAATGCGTTACGCCAAACGTCGGGACAATAACCACAAGGAAATCGTGACCGCGCTACGGGCGGCAGGGTTTGACGTTATCGACTTTGGGTCGGCGGGTCACAGTATCCCCGACCTGCTCGTCTCCAGAGAGGCTCAGATCGGCGCGCCGTGGACCTGTTGGGTAGAGGTCAAGGATAGCGGCGGACGGCTGAGAGACGGCCAGAAGCGGTTTCAGAGCCTGTTTGAGCCGAAGGGGGAATGGTACGAGGCTCGGAACGCCGCAGACACCGTGTGCGCCCTGCAAGCCTTGTACTTGAGCCGTGTAAAATAACTTGTTACAGTAGTGTCTATGATTAAGAACTGGAATGAACTGAACGCCATCCTCAACAAACTGTCCGAGGATGAGGTCAAGTCGACGCTACTCGAGGAAGTGGCCGGGGCGAAGCGCGGTACGTTTGTGAAGCGTCTTCACCAACGGTACTGCGCGCTCCGCGCCAGCCGCGAGCGAAAAGAGCTTAAAGCCCTCGTCGCAGGAACTTCAGATAGTCCGCCCCTTCCTCCGGCTCCCACCACACTTTCACCAAGTCTGGATGCCCTTCCGGCAGCGCAGGGTTAATCGTCGTCAAGACGCAGGGCGAAAGCGCGTTGTCGCGGAAGCCCTTATCTTTTGCGAAGCGGTCGTACACCTTGTAGCTCGCAACCTTGAGTGCGTGCATGGTTATGCCAGATATTGCATCTTTTAGGACGCTATAGGCCGACTCGTGTTTATGACCGGCGACGTAGATGTGGTCGCGGGTTCCCATGATGGCCGCCTTCATCGGGCCGTGCGCCGGGTTCCAGATCGACGAACCCGAGTGGTCGTGTCGAGCATTGACGCGAACCTCAAGACCGTTCGGGAACTTCAGCGCAATACGCGCCTCGGACGATTTGTAAAGCGCGTCTTGTTGTTTGGCGATCCAGCGTAGCGGGTCACCGGCACCCGACCAGGCGTCATGGTTGCCCGAGATCATGTAAAGCCAGTTGCACCGGCCAACGAACCACTCGGCCAACCGCCAGGCCTGCGCCGCTGACGTACTCTGATCGGCGTATAGCCGCGCTAGGCGCCCGACCCAGTTGTTCGTGGTATCGCCCACGTTAACCGCAAAAAGCCCTTTGGTGGCGTTTACGAGCGCCGTATGACGTTCTAGCGCCTCAATGTCCGTGCCGTCGTCGTCGACGTGCGGGTCGCCAAAGTGCAGGATGCCAATAGCCCCGTCCAACTTAATGCGGATCGGAATGAGCTTGGACGCTTCCTCGTAGTTTCGTTTGTTTGCGAACTGACGTTTGCGGTGAGCGATCAGCTCCTCGATAGACACGTCGTCCATCGGCAGCGGGGTAAACTCAAAGTCCTTTTCTTCGGGACGAGGCGCCTGATAGGTCGACTCTAGCCCCTCCACCCCTTTTGCGATGAGGTCGCCAGCCCGCACCGTAATGTTGCGGACGCTAATCCCTAGCTCTCTGGCGGTTACCGCCCTAATTCCTTTGTTCTTCCGTAAGCAAGCAATCAGTTTTTCGTCAGAAACAACTCGCTTAGGCATAAGTCCTCTGGTGTTAATGCTCCCAAAGAGAACTTAACACAAAACAATCGCTTGTAACAAATACCTATACGGTTCTTTGAAA